CTTCCTTTAACTTGGCATAACGTTTTGCAGCCATCTTCTTCCACTTCTCAACCACATTCTCCATGTAGAACTTATCAAAGTTCTGTGGGTTTTCTACCAACTGAGTATCTTCACCACGAAGAACCTCACGAACATTTGCAAAACCATAATCAGAAAAGTATGTACGTTTCTTCTCAGTCAATGCGGTTGCACTTGCAATTGCATCCACAAACTCTTTGAGTTTATCACCAGAGAGAGACTTCTTTATGATTGCAATCATGCGTTGTTGTGTCTTGAGTTTACGGCTAGATGCATCAGCCTTGACAAGACCCTCACCATTGTTCCTCTCAATGAACCACTTGTTCAAATCTTTGAAGATATGGTCATGAAGAAGAGGAGTGAAGTTACTGTCAGTGAGACCTTTGTATCTCATGATTGGTTTCAAACCATCATACTGAGATGCACTCTTGGTAGAACCATAGAGAGAAGTAGTCTCAAAATGACAGATGTTTGCATCATACTTGGAGTTTAACAACTCACGAACTTCATGGGTACAACACAACATTGCAAGGAGTTTACCTCCAAGATAATTGTATCCAAAGGGTTGAGTAGGCACAATGATAAACCCCATGATCGCATGACGATTGAAGATCGTCAGATCTGGAGTTTGACCCAACCACTCATTGCGTGGTTTGGAATTGATTGTGGGAGAACCGAAACGACAGAAACCAAGGATAGTATTGGTATTTTTTTCAACTACCATCCACTTGAGAGACTTACCAGGAACACTATCCTCAATTGCGTGAGAGGTAGTGATCTGGAGTTTCTCATTGAACTCTTTAAGAGAACGAATACCAGACACCTTTCCACTGGTCTTCTTGAGATCTACAGCTTCATAACATGCGATATCCATGTCCTCTGGATGCATGTCAAAAGCCGTGAACATACCATGAGTATCCTCTTCCTCATAGAAGTTTGACAGAGGACTACGATTGAGAACTCTCTCAATCTTCACATTGCGAAGATACTCATCAATACGATCCATGTTGGAAAAGTAATTGATGAATTTGTCTGCAGCATACACTGCATCGTTCTCACTTAAGATCATTTGATTTCACGAACCTTATAGTTTTTAAATAGGGTCTTTTCTCTTTCGGTTAGATTTGATCCATAGAGACGACCAACATCAAAAGGTAGTTTCTTGATACGATCAAGTTTACCTTTGGTATGTCTATCAATTGTAGGATATTTTACTATATCTTTCCTATCTACGCAAATAAACTTTGTACGGTCATAATTGAAATAGACCATTACAAAGTTTTCTTTTCTCTTTAGGAATTTTTCTTTTCTACCAAGGAAACTGATGTGAGAATAGAAATTAGGCCACTCATCTTTCCAAGCACTCCACCTTTCTACATCAACAGTAAAAGAAAGTTTTCCATCGATGTAAACACCAAGATCTACACCATAGTCACCGAAAGGTTTTTTCTTGTACTCTACATTACCATCTATGTATACAGTCTTAAGAAATGCAATGAAGACATCAATATCAAGTTCATCATCAAAGTGATTATTGCGATCTTTGTATGAACCAAATTTATTGATGTCTTCCTTGGTGATGTAGGTCATTTGAAGTTACACTCAACCATGATTTCAGTTAATGCCGCCAGAAGGTTAATTTCTTGGTCCGCAACGAAGGCAATCTGATACTGATACTTAGCAATAATGAGGACAGCAGCAGCAATGGAAGGACCTTCAACGGCATTATAAAGAGCATCGTAAACGCGACGCAGTAATACACTAGGATCATTGTCCAGATTATTAACGACCCATTTACGAACTTCAGCGAAGTCCTTCTCTTTAAGGTTTTTAATGAGATCATTTACTTTAACGTCGGAGAACTCTGCAAGGATAGAACTATCAATCGTACCGCTGACAGAATAACGTTGCAATTCATTTAGAACACGACGCCAATCTGGGAAATGTTTGTTGATCAGTTCTGCAATAACCTTTTGATCATACGTGACACTTTCCGTATCCAAGATGGAACAAACCCTCTTGAAGAAACTACCTGCAATCGTTGGTTTTGATTTACCAGGAATGGAGAACTCAACGACTGCACAACGGGAGTGAAGGGGTTCAATGATTTTGTTTTTGTAGTTACAGGTGAAAATAAACCTGCAGTTACCATAAAACGTCTCAATGTTCGCCCGTAGGAGGAGTTGAACATCGTGGGTTGTGTTGTCAGCCTCATCAATAATGATGACTTTGTGTTTAGCACTTGAAGAAAGTGAAACGGTCGATGCAAAGTTTTTGGCCTGGTTCCGTACCGTGTCAAGAAAACGTCCTTCATCTGATCCATTAATTACAATGTAATCACACCCTAGTTGTTCACAAAGGGCCCGTGCAACTGTGGTTTTACCTACACCTGCAGGACCCGCAAGAAGTAGATTAGGCAGTTCCCCTGCATCAAGAAACTCTTGGAATGTCTTCTTGATCGATGCAGGGAGAATGCAATCTTCAATGGTTTTGGGGCGATACTTTTCGACCCAAAGGAAATCATTACGAGACATCAATAATCACTCAAGTGGACGAATAAATTCGTTTGAAACAATGTCCTGGGCCTCCAGGACATCCTTCATGTAGTCTACACCATCCTGGGGATTTGTGTGATCCCCACAGGTGAAAACGTCACATACAGCCATCCCTTTTTCAGGCCAGGTATGGATACTGATGTGACTTTCTGCAAGCATTGCAAGGGCAGTGACACCCTGAGGTTGGAACTTGTGAGAGTTCAAAGCCAACAAAGTTGAATTGCACTTCCTAGAGGCAACATACAGGGTGTCCCTGATAAACTCCTCATCATCCAACAATATTGTGTTGCATTCTTTGAGGGTAAACAGGATATGTTTCATCAATTATAAGTGGAGTCAGGCTCCAGAGCGATATAGTATTTCAGGTCAGTATTCTTATTGGTGAACTCTGCAAGGAGTTTGGAGGAGATCACAACGTCATAAGTACCAGGAATGATCTTGATGTTCTCGACCTTGAAGTTGAACACGAAGTCATCTTCAGTCTCACCAACTTCCTCACTGAATTCGTGAGAAGTATCGTTCTTCTTGTCACGAACAACCAGTTCAACCTTACCATTGCGACCAATTGCAGACAGGTCAGGAACCTGATAGATTGCAGCAGCCTTGAGGAGTTTGTCCAACTGTTGAGTTGCAACAGAGAAACAAACATCGCGGGAAGGAAGGGAGATCTCTTTCTCAGGAGGAGAAACGATTACATCAGGATCTGCGAAGAAGTATTTTGCACGACGACGACCATCACGAATAGTGAGATAACTTTCACCAAACTCAAGATCAGGTGCATCGTACAGAGACAGACCACTCAGGAACTGGTTGAGATCATAGATCGCAAAGTCCTTCTCAAACTCTTCCTCAATCTCAGCTTCTGCAAGAATGTTCTTCATCACAGAGATGGTCTTCAGTTTGTTACCCTGTTTGATCAGGATCGACTGATTGATCTGGGAGAAGTTCTTGAGGATGTTGGTGGTGTTACTAGAAAGTTTCATAGGTGTCTTTGCGCTCATTGTGAAGACCAGAGAAGTGGTAGAGGAGAATACAATAGTGGATGGCTTTCAGGATGTCAAGTCTAGACTTACCACCCTTCTTACCAAAACGTGAGAGATATTTAATTGCGTTGGACCTAGTGAAAGGTTCGGCATCACCGATACTCTCAATCAAATCCAGAGTTTGAGTTTTGGATTCTTGAGAAGTGTAGTGTTGGTGATATGTACTTGTGAGATATTGTTCGATTTCTTTAAGTGTTTTGTCTTCTTGGTATTTCCAGAAGCCGTTCTGGTTTGTTTCTTTATTCATGTTTGCAAGATATTCAAGGTCACTATGACCCCATGGTCGCATACCATCATCAACTTTCATAGTGAAAACATTTCCATCTGGTGTTTCCTGTTTGTCAATACGGAGGGGAGTGTAGTCATACCCCCCGTGGTTCATGATAAACTCTTCGTCAGTCATCACATCATATAGAGCTACATTTCTTATTGTACCTCATCGGTGGCCTTGATGTCAACGTTTTCGTCAACCTTGTCATACAAATCAAGGAATGCACCCTTGGTTTCGTCATCAAATCGGTTGAGACAAACCTGAATGGCTTTAACCTTGTCACCAAAGATAGAGTAGGCACGGATAATGTGAACCAGACGACGGGTGGAAATGATCTCTTCAATACCACCATCGTAGAAAGTGCGACGGATGATATCGGCCCAGTCACAAAGACGAACACAGAAGTCACGATCTTCCACACCCAGATCAAGAGAGATACCCTCAAGGATCTTCTGTTCGATCTTAGGAGAAGGATACTGTTGTTCAAGGGTCACAGGGAAACGTTCAAGGAAAGCTTCGTTGAGAACGTTAGTTCCGATGAAACGACCATCATCACTACCCTTACCCTTAGTGTTTGCAGTTGCAATCACATTGAAACCAGGTGCAGGTTTGACCCAACGACCGATCTTCTTCAGAAAGACACCCTTACCTTCCAGAATAGATTGAAGACAAAGGATCTTGTTAGAAGCCAGATCGATCTCATCCAGAAGAAGAATGGCTCCACGTTCAAGAGCTTCAATCACGGGGCCATTGTGCCATGCAGTATTACCATCGATGAGACGGAAACCACCGATCAGATCATCTTCATCAGTCTCAATCGTAATGTTTACACGGATCAGTTCCCGACCAAGTTGAGAACAAGCTTGTTCAACCGAGAACGTTTTACCATTACCCGACAGACCCGTAATGAACGCAGGATAGAAAAGACGGGACTGAATAATTTTTTTAATATCACCAAAGTTACCAAACTTGACGAAGGTATCATCTTTTTCAGGGATAAGATTTTGTTCGATAGGAGGAACTACCGCAGGTGCGGTGACAGTTTTTTCAAGTTGTTGACGGGCTTCTTGAATAGTCAGGTCCCACTTACCACGGGAAATTTTATATTGATCAAGTCGTTTGGTCACAGTAGGGTAGGAGATGCCATTGGCGGCACAGTACCCACGAACATCACCAGAAGTGATCTTATCACCGTAGGTATCACGCAGAGCGTCGATGATGTTGTTGGACATTTGGTTGAAACCCTCATTGGTATGTATGTAATATACACGGAAAAACCCCCTAGGAGGGGGTCAGGTGGTCAGCCGCCCAACTGTCCATACGGGCGTCCTCTTGCATTTTCATCATGAGAACCATGGTTCTCTTGTGCGGTCTGTGTTTCCATCCATACCACTTAGAGACTTTACCTTTTTTATGTGGTGGTTCTTTACCAACTGAATAGTATTGATCCGCTGTCATGTCAATCACAAAGCCATTCTCACGATCTCTTAACCACCAGTGTAGATCTCCTCTGTAATCTCTGGCACTCATAGGATCTAGAGTGTCAGTGTCAAGGAGATAATACATAGCCTGAGTTGCATGGTAACAATGCCCGTACATGGGATTGGTTTCATTCTCAACACGATACTTCTTAGTAAGAAGATCTGGAGTAAGGCATTACCTCAGTCTCCGTGAACACTCAAGGATTGTACTGATAGTATATGGAATTTTGTGATAGTGAAGAATGTCTT